GGTGAAGAGCCAGTCAGGGCGGAGGAGCTAAAGGGCCGCCGGGAAAAGGATTGGCGGCGTGGCACCGTTCCGCGCGGTGTCCGCGTCGTGAACGCGGTCGTCGACGTGCAGCGCGACCGCTTCGAATGCGCGTTGATCGGTAGTGGCGCCGAGCGTGAAACATGGCTGATCGACCGCTTTCCGGTCGACGTCTTGGACGACGGGCTGACGCAGGTCGCGCCCTTCGTCCACAAAGAGCATTTCAAGGTTCTGCTCGGCCTGTTCGACCGGCTGTTGCCGCTCGCCGAGGTGGGGCCTGACGGGAAGCCCGTCGGCTATGCCCGCATTCTTTCGGTCGTCGTCGACACCGGCGGTAGCGACCGGAGCGGCGACCAAGCGACCGAAGGCGCCAAATGGTTCTGGAATGCGGCGCGGGCGCTGGGAGTGCATCCCTCGCGCATCACGCTGATGAAGGGCGGGTCGAACCCGACCGGGCCGTTGATGCCACCGGGGAAGTTCGCCGATCAGAAATTGCGATCCGGGGCGAAGCGCAGCAGCGCGCGCCTGTGGATTCCGAACGTCAACGCGATCAAGAATATGATCGACGCGCGGTTGCGGCGCACGGTGCCGGGGCCGGGGTATATCCATTTCCCGGGTGACCTGCCCGCCGACGCGACGATCGACGGTGTCGACTATTTCGAGGAAATCACGGCCGAAGAGCTGGTCAAAGGCAAGTGGAAGCCAATCCGCCGGCGCAACGAGACGTGGGACAATCTGGTGCAGGGCGAGGTCGCGCTGCTGAAACCGCCGTTCGCGCAGAGCCGCACCGATATGCGGTGGGTGCCGAAAGATTACCGGGTCGTTTGGCCCAAAACTGCCGCCCCGGCCCCTGCGCCAGCGGTCAAAGATCAACCGACACAGACGGCGCCACCAGCGCCCGAGTCCGCACCGGCGCCCAAGCGGGCGCAGCGGGTGCCTTCCGCCAAGCGGCGGCGGGGGAAGAGCTGGATGGGCCGACTAAGCTAGCGAGTTAAAAATGGTGAATGTGTTGCTGACCCCGCTCGCGCGGGTGCCGGATCGCGTCATCGCGGGCGATAGCATCGTCGTTCGCGCTGATGGCCTGATGGCCGCCTATGACAGTGCCGAGGGCTATTCGGTGACGTGGCTGTTCCAGCCCGCCGCCGGAGGCGAGATCACGTCGATCGCGGGCGTCGCCGACGCCGATGCGTGGAAGCTGGCCGTTCCGGCGTCGGTGTCGGCAGCTTGGGTCACTGGCCGCTGGCGCTGGTCGGTGCGGGTCGTCAACGACGATTTCGCGCAGACGATCGACCAAGGGATGATGACGGTCGACCCGAACCCGGCGACCGCCGACATCGACAGCCGGTCGCAGAGCCAGCGCATTCTCGACCTCGTAAACGCGGCGATCGAGGGGCGGGCCAGCTCGAGCGACCTCGAATTTGAGTTCGAAGACGGCCGCCGCCTGCGCAAGATGACGCACGCCGAAATGCTGGCGCTGCGGGACCGCTATGCGAAGATCGTCGCGGCTGAGGCGAACAAGGCGCGGCGCACGGGACCGGGCCGCGTGCTGGCGAGCCTGTAATGCGCATTTTCGGTTTCGATATCAGCCGCCGCGGCGATGCCGGGTCCGAACCGGAAGCGCCGGCGCCCGGTCTGCCCGCTGCCGCACGCCGCCAGGCGTTGATGCGCGGGCGCGCGATAGCCAAGCGGTCGTTCGAAGCCGGGACGACCGACCGGCTGTCGAAGACATGGTCGACCGCCGACCTGTCCGACAATATGGCGATGCGGTCGAAGCTGCGCGCGATGCGCGGGCGCAGCCGCACATGGTCGCGCGACACCGAATATGGCCGCAAGTTCCTTGCCATGTGTCAGACGAACATCGTCGGATCGGCGGGATTTTCGCTCAAGGTCAACTGCCTCAACGACGCGGGAAAGCCGGACAAGGCCGACAGCGCCCGCGTGAAGGCGGGCTATAGCCGCTGGTCGAAGCGCGGGCAGTTCGACGTTACCGGCAAGCTGTCCGAGCGATTGTTCGACACGCTCGCGATCCGCATGGTCGCGCGCGACGGCGAAGCGCTGATCCGGCTGGTGTCGGGTCGCGATCGCGGCATTCACGGTTGCCAGCTGCAGCTCTTGCCCGCGCATCTGCTCGACGAGGAACATAACCGCGACCTTCCCGGCGGTGCGCGCATCCGCATGGGAGTCGAGTTCGACGCGTTCATGAAGCCCGTCGCCTATCACCTGCGACAGATGCCGCAGGCGGGCGATATGCACGGCGTTACGTCGCAGCGCTATATCCGCGTCCCGGCGGCCGAGATGATCCACCTGTTCCTTGCCGAGGACGCCGAGCAATGGCGCGGGGTACCGTGGGCCTATGCCGCGTTGCGCGGCGCCTGGCAGCTCGACAAGTTCGACGAGGCGGCGCTGGTCGCCGCGAACGTCGGCGCGTCGAAAATGGGCTTTTTCCGCCAGATCGACCCCGAGGCCGGGCCGCCGATGGGCGCCGCCGAAGGTGAAGACGAAGAGAGCGTGGGCCCCGAGGGACCGGCATTCATCACCTCGGCCGAGCCCGGCGAATTCGCGGTCATCCCCGATGGATACCAATTCGAGAATTTCAGCCCGGAATATCCGAACGGCGTCTATGAGCCCTTCTCGAAATCGGTCCAGCGGCGCATGTCGGCTGGCCTGCTCGTCAGCTACCACGGCCTGACGGGCGACCTGCGCGAGGTCAATTTCAGTTCCATCCGGCAAGGCACGCTCGACGAGCGCGAAATCTGGATGCTGCTGCAGAGCTGGTATGTCGAAACGGTAAAGGAGCCGGTTTTCGGCTGGTGGCTCGGGCACGCCATGGTGCGCGACGCCGACCTGTCGCGGTTGCCGTCGGCCAAGTTCGACAAGTTCAATCAGCCCGAATTTTCAGGGCGGCGCTGGGGCTGGGTCGATCCGAAATCCGATGTTCAGGCGAACAAGGAATCGGTCGCGCTGGGCACGAAGAGCCGCGCGCAAATCATCCGCGAAGGTGGTGGCGATCCCGAAACGGTATGGGCCGAGCTGGAAGAGGAAAAGGCGCGCGGAATGACAGCGAGCGCGGGGCCTGCCGCTGCCGCAGCTGCACCGAACCCCGCCGACGACGACGGTGAAGCCGAGGAAAAATAGGAGACCAACATGCGCAAGACCTTGCTCGCGGCGGCCGCGTCGGCCGCGGCGCTTTCGGCTGCGCCCGCCGCCGCGTTGACCCGCGACAGCGAAGCGCCCGCCGACAATCTGCTTTATCGCGACATCACGTTTGAAGTTCGTTCGGAAACGATCAACGAAGCCGAGCGGACGGTGGAGCTGAGCTTTTCTTCGGAAGCCCCGGTCGAACGCTGGTGGGGCACCGAAATACTGGATCATGGCGACGCGTCGGTTCGGCTCGGACGGCTGAACGGCGGCGCGGCGCTGCTGATGGACCATAACCACCGCGACTTGGTGGGCGTGGTCGTGAGAGCTTGGGTGAAGGGGCGGATCGGCCGCGCCATCGTGCGATTTGGACAATCGGCACGCGCCAAGGAAATTTTTCAGGACGTCGTGGACGGTATCCGCAAGCTGGTCAGCGTCGGATACCGCCCGCACAAGGTCGTGCTGGAAAAGCAGGAAGGCGATCAGGCGACCTATCGCCTGATGGATTGGGAACCGTTCGAAATCAGTTTCGTGTCGGTGCCCGCTGATACCACGGTCGGCGTTGGTCGCGATGGCGAGCCGTCGGCCTTTGATCCCCGAAACCTTGTTGAAGAAGAAGAGGACGATGACATGCGGATGAACCGTAATGCCGGCGGCGGCGCTGCGCCGACCGTCACCCCCGCCGCTGCGCCCGCTGCCCCGGCAGCGCCCGCAGCTCCTGAAACCCGCGCGGCGCCTGCCGCGCCCGCGCCGACCGTTCCGGCAGCGCCCGCGGTCAGCGATACCGAGCGCTCGGCGATTGCCACGGCCGAGCGCGAACGCATCGCCAATATCCGCGCGCTCGGCACGCGGGTCAACGCGACCGAGCTGGCCGAAACCGCGATCGGCGACGGGCGCAGCGTCGAGCAGTTCGTGCGCGACCTCGCGGCCGCGCAACCCGCCGCAACGCCCGTGCGCACGGCCGAACAGCCGGTCATCGGCATGAACGCGCAGGATCAGCAGCGTTACAGCTTCCTTCGGGTGCTGCACGCGCTCGCCAATCCGAACGACCGCCGGGCGCAGGAAGCGGCCGCCTTCGAATTCGAATGCTCGGAAGCGGCTCGCCAGATGCGCCCCGGCGCGGAGTTTCAGGGCGCCATCACGGTTCCGGCGGACGTCATCCGCGCGGCTATCGACCCCACGCGTCAGCCGGGGCAGCGCGACCTGACCGTCGGCACCGCCACGGCGGGCGGCCACACCGTCGCGACCGACCTGCTCGCGGCGAGCTTTATCGAGCTGCTGCGCAATCGCATGGCCTTGCAGGGTCTCGGCGCTCGCGTGATGACGGACCTGAACGGCAATGTCGCGATCCCGCGCGCAACGGGCGGCGCGACTGCCTATTGGGTCGCGGAAAGCGCCGCGCCGAGCGAAAGCCAGCAGGCCTTCGACCAGGTGCCGCTTTCGCCGAAAACCGTCGGTGCCTACACCGATATTTCGCGCAAGTTGCTGCTGCAAAGTTCGATCGACGTCGAAGCGTTCGTGCGGCAGGACCTCGCGACGACGCTGGCGCTCGCCATCGACCTTGCCGGCATCAACGGCAGCGGTTCGGCGAACCAGCCGCGCGGCGTGATGAATACGAGCGGCATCGGATCGGTCGCCGGCGGCACCGACGGCGCGGCGCCGACGTGGGATCATATCGTTGCGCTGGAAACCGAGGTCGCGATCGACAATGCCGATATCGGCTCGCTCGCCTATCTGACCAACAGCAAGGTGCGCGGGAAGCTCAAGACGACGCAGCGTTTTGCCAGCACCGACGGTCAGGCCATCTGGACCGACGACAACCGCCTGAACGGCTATAACGCCGCCGTATCGAACCAGGTGCCTTCGAACCTGACGAAGGGCACGTCGGCGGGCGTCTGCTCGGCGGCGATCTTCGGCAATTGGGCCGACCTGATCATCGGCATGTGGGGCGGGCTCGACCTGCTCGTCGATCCCTACAGCAATTCGACCAGCGGCACCGTCCGCATCGTCGCGCTGCAGGATGTCGACGTGGCGGTTCGCCATGCCGAGAGCTTCGCGGCGATGGTCGATATTCTGACCGCCTAACCGAGGTTCCTTGCCGGGAGGGCGTCGCTTCGGCGGCGCCCTCTTGCTCGCGGCTGGCGCCGTGCCGGTCGACAGCCGCGAGCAAGAGGGTTCCACAATGGAGAGAGTATCATGGCCAGAAAACCTACCCCAAAGCCCGGCGACGATGTGACGGCAGACTATGTCGCGCTGTCGAACACCGCGATCGACGGCAAGCATTTCGCGCAGGGCGATCCGATCACGGGTATCACCGACCGCGACCAGATCGCGCTCGCGCTGCGCATTGGCGCGATCGGGCCTCGCGACGGCGCCAGCGAAACCGCGCCGGTTGAGGATGAAGACGCATGAAAGCGGTCCGGCTTCACACGGCCGCTGTCGACAATGGCGGCGCTCGTCGCGACGCGCCTGAGGTGCTGACGGTCGGCAAGGAAGCCGACCAGATCGACGCAGCTCGGGCGAAAGACCTTGTCGATCGCCGCGCGGCCGTCGACGCGTCGCCCGTCGAAAAGAGCCCGCCCAAGGGTGCTGGCGGCGACAAATGAGCGATTGGCCGGACAGCGACGCCGTGGCGTCGGAGATTCACCGCGCGTTCGCGTTGTCGGTGACGTATCAGCCGCTGTCCGGCCCTTCGAAGCCGATCGCCGCCGTCTATTCGAACAAGCCCGCGCCCAGCTTCATGGGCGAGGGCGCGACGCTGCGCACGGTCAAATGGCAGGTGCTGCAGGCCGACGTCGCGGCGCCGGCGAAGGGTGACAGGATCGTCGGCGGCGCCGAGCTGCCCGCCCGCCTTCGCGGCGACTGGCTGGTCATTGACATCACCGTCCGCGACGACGTCGCGGCGCATGACCTGATCGTGGAGCGCACCAATGCCTAGCATCCGGGGCGCGATCTTTCTGGCGCTCGACGCGGCGCTGGCGCCAGGCGTCAGCGAATATGAGCGTATGCCGTCGGGCGACCCCGCCGCCTTTCCGGCGCGGCACCTGCACGACAGCGGGCAGTCTCCCGTCGAGCGCGAGGCGCAGAATTCGCGCTATGACATGGAAATCACCGTCGAGGGATATGTTCAGGGGAACGGCGGCGCGGCGGCGCACGACGAGCTGAACAACCTCTATGCCGACACCGTCACGCGGGTGATGGCGCTGGTCGGCACCGCCGATATCGAAACGATCGAGGAAGGCGCGCTGCGCACCGCGATAGCGCCGCTGGCGTCGTCGCGGCGGCTCGGCTTCGCGCTCGATTTCGCCATCACCTTCGCCACGCGGCGGGGCGATCCCACCCAAATCTGACGCAC